GTTAGGATCAAAGAATGTTATGTTTTCTTTGTTCTTGAATCTTCTCCAGAAGAAGCTGGAAAGCACAACCCCATAATCCATATGACGGACTCGGGTTTCTTCTGTTCCTTGGTTGTTCTTGAGTACAATAAGGTCGTCAAACTGATGATGCCAGATTGGATAAAAGACAGTAGCACTTGCATTGCGAATTCCTCCTTGACTGCACGAACGCAGGTCACCAAACCATTTCTTTAAAAATGGGATCATACCTGTGTGCATGATTTCGCCGCCCCTAATAGGACTTCCTAAAGGACGTAGTCGCCCAATTTCTAAACCAATACCAGCACGTTTGCTGGCATACTTGGCCATCATTTCACCACTAGCAAAGATACTGTCAAGATCGTCATCACTGCGAATAAGAACACATGAACTAAATTGCTTGGTGGGAGTGCCCAAACCAGCCAGTACTGGAGTAGCAAGAGTAAATAAGCCATCTGAAGCCGCATTGTAATATTCCTTTATGTAGCGCATACGAGCCGCGTTAGGTTCTTCCTTATGAAAGACTGTAGCGGCTGCAACCATGTATCTAATCTGAGGAGTTTCGTAAGTTTCTTTTGTACTACGATTCTTTACAAGATATTTTTCAATAAGCTGTTCAATGGCAGCATAACTGTACTGCTCATCCTTTTCATGATCCAACATGTCATTCATTTTGTTCCAGTCTTCTTGTGTATACCAGTCAAGAAGTTCACTTGTGTATAGACCTGTTGCTACATTCTTTTTAACAATATCATAAAGGTGTGGCACTTCGTAAGTACCATAAACATCTTTCCGTAGCATACTTAGACGTTGCTTACCTGCTACGTATTGATAATTTGTGTGACCAATATCCGGGTTGGCTTCAACATCAATAAGGTTAACAATAGCACGAAGTGTAATCTCATCAATTTCTTGTGTAGTGATACCGTCATAGAAATGAGGTTGCGCTTTGATCTCTACCATGCTTTGACTTACGTCTGCTATACCTGCACATATCTTAGTGATTTGAGCTTGCCACTTTTCAATCATTAATTGTTCTTTTTGTCCACTGCGCTTAATAACAGTGATGGCTTTGGCTGATGTCATTCTATTTTGTTTCCTTGCTTTATTATGTTTTTGTTTTAATTTTAGTATTCTATTTAACTCAACAATGTAATAATTCTGTTATATTTTAATGTGAGCTAAATCACTTTTAATGATCTTATTCAGAACCTCAAAGTCGCATTCTTCTATAGTCAATACTTGGCCTAGTGTATAATTTAGTACAGTCTTCTCATCAATAACTACTACTAGATGTACATCTTTTTCACTAAAATTATTTACTAACCAAAGTTCTACATTAGTATCTGGAGTAGTCATCCAGAGAGTATATGCCTGACCCAATGCAATAGCACTACGGCAGAATTCACCCTTATAAATCATATCCCAAGGAGTAGGCCATGTTTCGGGTTTGTAAGGATCTATTGTTTTGCGTACCCACGGTGAGAATGTCCACCATGTGTTAACTGCTTCGACTATATTGTCTACGGTCATGTCTACAGCGTTCTGCCTAAGCTCTCTCCAAGCTAAGATTTTTTCTGTAGTAGTCTTATACCAAATGCTTAAATTGTTTTCCACTAGATTCTTATTTATAATATTGATCAAGACGTTGTGCCCAGAGATCACTATAATGATCAAACTCTGAACCTTCGATGATAAAAGATTGTAATTTTGCGTCTCGGTCAATAATATTAATTACACATTTTTTAATATCAGTACTATGTACTTCGTTATGTGCTAATGCATAAGCACAACATTGAAGAAAGTAATCTTCAA